GAATATGTTTCAGATGATCAGGTTCTGATAACCCTGACAGATTACGGTAAGGATATCACGTATACAGTTAGCTGGAATGATGAACGAGGAACCGTTACTTATCCAAGCAGCGATGTATTGCATTTTAGACTATTGTCGCCAGATGCTGGTGGGGCGTGGGAATATATAGGTCACAGCCCCCTTGAGTCGTTAGCCTCTGACATTGCAATCCAAGACGAAAGCAAGAAACTAACGCTTTCAACTTTAAAAAATGCCATAAATCCCGGGTATATTTTGACGGTGCCTAAAGGGGCACTAGAAAAAGATGCTAAGGAAAACATTAGAAAAAGTTTTGAAGCGCAGAATAGCGGAAATAACGCCGGCAGGGCAATCGTTTTGGATCAAGGCCTGTCTCTTGACACTGTCCAGATTAATTCAGACGTAGCTAACTTTTTGACTAACTATGATTTTAGCCAGACACAGATTGCTAAGGCCTTTGGAATCACTCAAGCGGTTTTAAATGGCTCTAAAGGCGATCAGCAATCAAATATTACTGAAATCATGAATTTCTATGTTTCAAGCCTTTTGCCGTACCTTAAGCCAATTGAATCTGAAATTTCATTGAAATTTGGTGCTGAGTGCAAGTTAAATATTGCTGACACAGTTGATTTAACTCATCAAAACTTGATAAACAATATTGCGGTCTTGGCAGCCGGCAGGACGCCTGTTTTAGCTGCTACTCAAGCACAACAGATTTTAATTGATAAAGGCGTGTGGAAAATGTCAATTCAAGAACCAGCATCAGGGGGAATGTGATGGAAAAATGAAAAATAAAAAAATCGATATTAGAACGATTGATGTATCTAAGTTAAAAGTTAGAAGCTTAGATAACGGTCAAAAACAAATTTCAGGGTGCGCGGTAGTTTTCAACCAGCCGTCTGAGGACATGGGATTTACAGAATACATCATGCCTCATGCAATTGATAGTGTGGATTTAAGTGATTGTTTACTACTATATGCACATGATTACAACCAAATATTGGCTAGAGCAGACTCAGGGACGTTAAAAACAGAAATTAACGATCAGGGTCTGTTTTTTACTGCTGATTTAGCAGACACAACGCTTGCTAATGACGTCTATGCAGATATTCAAGCAGGCAACGTTAAAGGTTGCTCGTTCGGTTTCATGATTGGAGAAGATGATTGGCAGGAAGATGAAAATGGAAACCTAATCCATATAATTAATTCCATTTTGTCAATTTCTGAACTCTCTCTAACTCCTATTCCTGCATACACAGAAACATCAGTCCAAGTAGCTAGAAGTTTAGAAAAATTTAAAAATGGAGGTAAAAAAATGCCTAAAGAAGTTAAAGAAGAACCAAAAGTAGAAGAACCTAAGCCTACAGAGTTCAAAGATTCGCAAGAATTTCGCGATATGAAAAAAGAACTCGAAGACTTAAAACGTGATATGTCCGGAATGAAAATGAAAGACGATGACGACAAGAAGAACAACGATGATAAGAAAAAAGAGGATCAGCCCGATGACAAGACTGATAAAGAAAGAGAAAAACCTAAAAAAGAGGAGGAAGAAAAGCGAGACATGAAAATCTTAGGCAAAAAAAGTCCTGATATTCAAGTAAAAGAGAATATCCGTAGCTTTGAAAAGTATCTTAAGTCGTTCGGCCAAACACGTGACACACAGATTGCACTCGCAACAGGTGCTGTTTTAATTCCTGACACAATTTTGCCGGCTGACCACGAGCAACATCAGTTTGCTAGAATCGCAGATTTGGTTCGACACGTTTCTGTTTCAACAACTACTGGTAAATATCCAATGTTCTCAGAACAGGCAGGAACCTTAAGCAAAAAAGCTGAGTTTGCTAATGCTGCTAATCAGTCTGCAGCTCCAATTAGCACCGTTCCTTGGGATTTACAATCATTTGCTGGAAAATTTGTATACAGTCAAGAGCTTCTTCAAGACTCGGCGTACGATTGGCAATCAGAATTGGGTTCTGAAATCCTAGATTTACGAGATAACACTGATGATGAGCAGATCATGGCAACAGCAACCGACGGTGTAACTGCAACGACTGTTTCAGATGCTTCATACATTGACGCTATCCGAAAAGTATTGATTTCAACCTTGAAGCCGAAAGATGCTCAACAGGCTGGTATCATTTTAAGCCAGTCAGCCCAGTATGCTTTGAGTAGTGAAAAAGACACTACTGGTCGTCCTTTAATCAACATGGACTACTCGCAGGCTGGTGTTTCTACACTGTTTGGCAAACCGTTCACAGTTGTTGACGATACATTATTCCCAAGCGGTAAAAATGGGGACATTAATGTTTTGATTGCTCCATTCCAGAAATCAATTATCAAGTTTGAAAACGGCCAGATTCAAGGCAAATATATCGATAATTACGATGTATTCTATCAAGCATTAGGATTCTGGATGCGTTGTGATTACGTCCAAGCACGTAAGGACTTGATCAACTGGATTCAGCCAACTTCTTCATCATCAAACGCTGGCTAGTATCAAAAGTGTCGCCTAAGAAATAAACAGTAGTTGAGTAAAATTAACGGCGGCATTGAAAGGTGGCAAATTATGGCGATTGATACTGAAAGTTTTCTTAATGAGCTAAACCTTGATGTTACTGACAGCAATAAATCTCTTGTCTCTGAACTTCTAGCGCAAGCTGAAAACATTATCTGCCACAGCGTTGATAGCAGTGTTGACACAGCAAAATATGAGGAAAACCCAATTTTTGTAAGATGTTCGAAAACATTAGCGACTCAGCTTTTCTATGATCGAACGTTGGCAAATGGAATGTCAGACGGTGTTTTGATGATGATTAATTATCTGAAAGGTCAGGTGGTAACTAGCGATGGCACGGAAACAGATACTCAAAACTAGCTATAAACCATATCAGATGATTAAGACAGCCACGTTCGGACATTATGGCACAACCATCAACCCGATAACCAAACAAGCGGTTCAAGGAGAATGGGTAGATGATTTAGTCCTGCATTACGCAACTACTAAAGATTATTGGGTGCAAAAATACACGCTTGAGGGAACTATTAAAACCGGTACAGTCTTGATTGCTGTTCAGCACAACGAAAGCATAAATGACGATATGAAAGTTAAAATCGGTTCTCAAGTCTACAAAATAGCCAATATGACAACGGACGATAGTGCAATGTATGTCAAATACGACATTTTAACACTTGAAAAAGTTGACAAAGTAGGCGGTGGACAGTCATGAGCGATATATCTTTTAGCGATGCACTGGAAACATGGTTTAAAAATGTTAAAGCAGCCGCAAATTTATCGGTCAAAGAACAGATAATCATTAATGCTGCTGGCGCAGAAGTATACAAAAAGGCATTAGAGGAAGTTACTAGAAACAAGCATTATTCGAATCACAAAGATGCAACGTATGGGCACATGGCGGATAACATTTATCTTGATAAAACTAACATTGACGGTCAACGAGATGGCTCAGTTGTTGTTGGTTTTGATAAGCACCACGCTATGAACGCGTTGTATCAAAATGATGGTACTAAATATATACACGGAGATCATTTTGTTGATAACACTAGAGAAAATGTTAAGGACTCAGTGTTAATGGCAGAAAGGCTTGCTTACAAGGAAATCATGAAAAAGAAAGGTGCTGATTAGTATGTTAGCCATTGCTGAAGCATACGATTTAATCAGCTCGGCTTCAATTGACGGAATAGACGAGATTCAAACAATATCATTAACCGACAATCAAAAAGCCAATAAAGATTCAACAATCTGCTTGATTCAAGACTATCAATCAACTAATGAAGTTCAAGGAAATAATGATTTCTTCGGAGAGGCAAACGAAATTGAAGTGCAAATATTTTATAAATCAAGTGCCAGCATTGATCCGGAAACTACTTCATTTAAGCTAAGAAAAATTTTCAAGAAAAATCATTGGGACATAACTGATATTAAAGAGTTAACCGAAGACCCTGATACGCAGCAGCTGTATCAGAGTTTTTATTTTACAAGGCATTTAATTTATTAGGAGGCTAAAAAATATGGCTATTGTAGGTTTAAAAATGGCAACAATTGCCCTTTACGGAACTGATGGAAAAATTTTAACTGGTACTGATGGGCTTTCCACAACTGGATTGTTCGATCTTGATGATGCTGTTTTAGGTTCAACCCAAGCGAATATTACTAACGTGGAAGGATCTGTTGTTAAGGTTTCAGGAAACAATAAGCTTCAAGATGCTTATACACAGCCAGCCGCTCCACAGATTGCTTTGACAGTCAATAATCTTCCACTGCCAATCCGAAACAAAATTTTAGGCAACACATCTGATGGTAAAGGCGGATATGTGTTCTCAGGTACTAAGCCACGTGTGGGGCTGCTGATTACGTCAGAATCGCTTGACCGTTCAACACGGATTTACTTCGGCTTTGCAAATACAAAAGCTACTATGGCATCGCAAAATATCCAGTCTGATACTGATACGACAATCAACCGTGAACCTGATGCTTTAACATTTGAAGCTTTAGGAGTTGATGAATGGAACGGTCAGCCAATCAAAAACTGGGTATCAAGCGATACTGGATTTGCTATTGATACTATGAAAGCAGAAGTCTTTAACGGGTATACTGCTTCAACCACAACGGGAACAACCGGATCATAAAAGAACAGGGTTAGTGCTTATCCTAAAGCACATACATAAAAAATAAAAAAGGAGCTATAAAATGAATCATAATGTAGAAATCTTTATAAAAGAGTTTAACAAAAAGTTTAGTGTCAAAGCTAGCAACAGAAACTTACTTAAGAGCTACGAAATGGAGTTATTTTTAGCTAAGA